TTTAGAAGCCGTTGCGGTAGGAGAGACACCAATGTGGAGTTCAGAACTTAAAAAATATGTATATGGAGATGAGGCTGAAATATCATTAGGTGGAACACAAAAAGAAGAAACACCAATTGTTGATCCACAAGCGGATGACGAACCATCAGAAGAATTACCATTTTAATATTTAAGTAATGAATAAGATATCACAAAAAATGCATGAAGCCCTGACCTTGAAATATAGGTCAGAAATGGCTGAAGCCGAAGCGACACTTTTAATTTATTTCAATAACCCTGTTGGTATTGGAGAACACCCACAACATTTAGAAGAAATGGATAAGTTTGTTGAAAAGATGACAAACGCAAAAGACAAACTTGAAATGTTGGAAACAATTTACAAGTATAATGTTAAAAGAGATGATAAATTTGAAATCACCGAAGACATGTTAAAAATTTTAAACGAACAAAAAGGAGAAGAAGATGGCAATTAAAAAGAACGATTTTAGTTCATTAAAGAAAAAGTTTTCTACATCAGCAAAATATAAACCACAAAGGTTTTTTGATTTAGGTGAACCATTCTTAGATGCTGTTGGGTTACCGGGACCTGCGATGGGACATATTAATATGTTTTTAGGGCATAGTGATACAGGTAAAACAACCGCCTTAGTTAAAACCGCGGTTGATGCACAAAAAAAAGGAGTACTTCCTGTGTTCATTATTACTGAACAAAAATGGTCTTTTGAACATGCTAAACTAATGGGTTTTGAATGTGATGAAGTTGTTGACACAGAAACAGGTGAATTGGAATGGGATGGTTTTTATATCTTTAATAATAACTTTGATTACATTGAACAAATTACGGATTATATTAATGATTTGTTAGATGCCCAGGAAAAAGGAGATTTAGACTATTCATTATGTATTATGTGGGATTCAGTTGGTTCAGTTCCTTGTAAGATGACTTATGAAGGTAAGGGTGGTAAACAACACAATGCAAGTGTTTTAGCCGACAAGATTGGAATGGGAATCAACCAACGAATATCAGGGTCTCGTAAATCGGATTCTAAATACGAAAACACTTTGATTATTGTAAATCAACCTTGGGTGGAATTACCTGACAACCCATTTGGACAACCAAAAATTAAGGCAAAAGGTGGTGAAGCAATTTGGTTAAATTCATCTTTGGTGTTTTTATTTGGAAATCAGAAAGGTGCGGGAACAACAAAGATTACGGCAACTAAAGACAAAAGAACTGTTAAGTTTGCATCAAGAACAAAAGTTTCCGTAATGAAAAACCACATCAACGGACTTGGATTTGAAGATGGTAAAATTATTGTAACACCACATGGATTTTTGCCGGGCAAAGAAGCGTCTGAAGAAAAGGCATCTATTGAACAATACAAAAAAGAATATGCTGAGTATTGGAAAGAAATCATCGGTGTTGATGGAGACTTTGATTTAAAGGCAGAAAAAGAAGAAGTTGAGTAAGAACCCTGTAATTTACAGAAATGACAAAAACCCTATTAGTAGACGGGAATAATTTATTAAAAATTGGATTTCACGGAGTTAAAGATTACTTTAACGGTACGGAACACGTAGGAGGTATTTGGCATTTCCTTAACACATTACGTAGGTTCATAGAAGACGAAAATTTCAACAAGGTTGTTGTATTTTGGGACGGAGAAACAAGTACTTCACAAAGAAGGTTAATCTACCCAAAATACAAACTTAACCGAAAAGGGGTTACAGAAGATTTTAAAGAACAATCATTTAACAAACAAAAACAAAGAGTAAAAGAATACTTGGAAGAAATGTTTGTTAGACAAGTTGAATTTGAAAACTCTGAAGCCGATGACTTAATCGCATATTATTGCAAAATTTCAAAAGACGAAGATAAAACAATTTTCAGTGGAGATAGAGACCTTACACAACTTATCTCTGAAGATGTTACAATATATTCGCCTAATACTAAAAAGTATTATAAGAACGGAGATAAAATCAAACTACACGAAATAGAGATACCACACTATAACGTAAAAACGTTCAAGATAATATCTGGCGACAAATCAGATAATATAGATGGAATCTATTATTTAGGTGAGAAGACTATTGTTAAATTATTTCCTGAGCTACTTGAAAGAGAAGTTTCTTTTACCGATATTTTAACAAGAGGTGAAGAACTCCTTAAAGAACAAAAAGATAATACTGCTCTTAAAAATTTACTGACGGGTAAAACAAAAGAAGGTATTTTTGGTGACGAGTTTTTTGAAATCAATAAAAAGATTGTGGATTTATCGGAACCACTTATTAGTGAAGAAGGAAAAGAATTAGTACACTCTTATTACTCTGAGTCATTGGATCCTGACGGAAGAGGTTATAAAAATCTAATTCGGATGATGATGGACGACGGATTATTTAAATACCTACCGAAAGGTGACGATCAGTGGGTATATTTTTTAAAACCATTTTTAAAGTTAACAAGAAAAGAAAAAACAAAGTTTAAAACAAAAAAGTAAAATTATGAAAGAGCAGAATGATGTAACAAAGGTTGAGTTTCTAATTACACTTAACAACAATTTTGTGGTACAAAGATTTTTTAATGTAAAAGGTTATTATGAGAAGGCTGAAAGTTCAGTTGAATTATATGAGTACATTAAGTATCTATCTGAGTCACTTCAAACAAAATTAAGAAACAAGTGTATGGTATATATGTTAGACAATAGATACCAAATTGAAGAAGACCCAAGCGTTTTAGAAACATCAAACACAGATGGACCTGAGATATTTAACATAATATTAAAGGTCGGAAATAAGACAATTTGTCATAGAATTATCGATGCGAAATTATACCCACCAAAGGTGAGATATACACTGGATATACGCCCAGACATAAAAAACATTTTAAGAGAGTTGACTGACATTTTATCAGAGAAAAATTTATCTTATCAGTACCTTAATTATTCGTTCGCTTAACTATATTTATTAAAACAAGGAACAAAAATCTATACAATATGTCAGACAAAAAGAACTTCGGATACTTAGGAAATACTTTTCAAATTCAATTACTAAATAACATAATTACTTACAAAGATTTCTCTAATTCCATAATTGAAGTCATTGATCCTCATTATTTTGATAACCAATATTTCAAGATTATTTGTCAAATGATCAAAGAATATTATTCAAAATATGAGCATACACCGACATTTGATACCCTTGAACAATTGACTAAGTCAGAAATCAGTTCACCGATGGCTCAAAAGAGCGTTTTAGACACATTAGATCAGGTTAAGAACGTCTCAGACGAAGGCTCAATCTTTGTTCAAGAAAAGTCTCTTAAATTCTGTAAACAACAAGAACTCCAAAAAGTAATGACCAAGGCTCAATCAATCATCGATAAAGGTGATTTCGAGAGTTATGATAAGTTAGAAGAAATGGTAAGGGGAGCACTTCAAGTTGGTGAAGTAGATAAGGGTACTACAGATGTCTTTTTTAATATTGATGAGGTACTGGATGACGACTACAGACACCCAATTCCAATTGGGGTACCAGGTATTGACAACCTATTAAAAGGTGGTCTCGCTAAGGGTGAAATAGGCGTTATCTTGGCACCAACCGGTGTTGGTAAATCCACGTTTACAACAAAGATTGCTAACCACGCATTTAACTTAGGGTATAATGTTCTTCAGATATTCTTTGAAGACAACCCAAAAATTATCCAAAGAAAACACTTCACACTTTGGACGGGAATACACCCCGACGACCTTTCTGAAAATAGAAAAGAAGTTACTCAAAGAGTTAAAGAAATTCAATCAACAAGAAAAAATAAGTTGATTATGAAAAAATTGGCATCTGACACCGTAACTATGAATCAGATTAAAAATCAAGTAAGAAAAATGATTGCCGAAGGGATTAAGGTCGATATGATTATTTTAGATTATATTGATTGTGTAGTACCAGACAAAATGTTAGGTGATGAATGGAAAAGTGAAGGATCGGTCATGCGGGGATTTGAAGCGATGTGTCACGAGTTGGATATCGCAGGATGGACAGCAACACAAGGTAACAGGAATTCAATATCATCAGAGGTTGTAACAACGGATCAAATGGGTGGTTCAATTAAAAAGGCACAAGTTGGACACGTTATTATTACGGTCGCAAAATCATTACAACAAAAAGAAATGAACTTGGCAACAATCGCAATCACAAAATCAAGGATCGGTAAAGATGGGATTATATTTGAGAACTGTAAGTTTGACAATGGTATGTTAGAGATAGATACAGAACAAAGTGTAACATTCCTTGGCCACGAGGAACAAAAAGAAGAAAAGAATAGGAACAGAATTAAGGAACTGTTAGAAAGAAAAAAACAAAAAGAACAACAAGAATCTTAAAATAAATTATTAAATTTGAATAAAATGGATATTTCGCAAAAAATATTAAGTGACATTACTGTCTTTATGAAATACGCTAAGTTTCAACCTGAATTAAACAGGAGAGAGACTTGGGAAGAGTTGGTAACACGTAACAAAGAGATGCACCAACGTAAGTACCCCCACATCAAAGATGAGATAGAGGAGGTATATAAAATGGTATACGACAAAAAAGTATTACCATCAATGAGATCATTACAATTCGGGGGAAAGCCAATTGAGATTTCACCAAACAGAGTTTATAATTGCGCATATATGCCAATTGACCATGTGGACGCATTTTCTGAAACAATGTTTTTACTTTTAGGTGGAACAGGAGTTGGATACTCAGTTCAAAAACACCATGTTGAAAAACTACCAGAAATAAAAAAACCAAACCCTGAAAGAACAAGACGTTACCTAATCGGTGACTCTATTGAAGGATGGGCAGACGCCATTAAAGTATTAATGGAATCGTATTTAGGATATAAGTCATCAACACCTATTTTTGATTTTTCAGATATTAGACAAAAAGGCGCGATGCTTGTGACATCAGGTGGAAAGGCACCAGGACCTCAACCACTAAAAGATTGTATCCACCATATAACAAAAGTGTTGGATAACAAAAAAGATGGTGAAAGATTATCACCGATTGAAACTCACGACATTGTTTGTCATATTGCGGATGCGGTTCTAGCAGGTGGTATCAGACGTGCCGCTCTTATCTCATTATTCTCAGCAGATGATGAAGAAATGATTTCATGTAAGTCAGGTAGTTGGTGGGAACAAAATGCGCAAAGAGGTAGAGCAAATAACTCAGCAGTACTTCTTCGTCACAAAATCACAAAAGAATTCTTTATGGGTCTTTGGAAACGTATTGAGTTATCAGGAGCAGGTGAACCTGGAATCTATTTATCTAACGATAAAGATTGGGGAACAAACCCTTGTTGCGAGATCGCACTAAGACCATTCCAATTCTGTAACCTTTGTGAGGTTAATGCTTCAGATATTGAATCACAAGAAGACTTTGATAAAAGAGTTAGAGCTGCAGCATTTATTGGAACATTACAGGCAGGATACACAGACTTTCATTATCTAAGAGACATTTGGAAAAGAACAACAGAAAAAGACGCACTTATTGGTGTTGGTATGACAGGTATTGGTTCAGGTGTTGTATTGGGTTATGATATGAAAAAGGCATCTAAAGCGGTTAAAGAAGAAAACGAAAGAGTTGCGACACTTATCGGAATTAACAAATCTGCAAGAACAACAACAGTTAAACCATCAGGAACATCATCTTTAGTATTAGGAACATCATCAGGAATTCACGCTTGGCATAATGACTACTATCTAAGAAGAATCCGAGTAGGAAAAAATGAATCAATTTATTCATACCTTGCCATTAATCACCCTGAATTAATTGAAGACGAATACTTTAGACCACACGATACTGCGGTAATTACTATTCCACAAAGAGCACCTGAAGGGTCGATTGTTAGACATGAATCAGTATTTCAGATGTTAGAAAGAGTTAAAAAAGTGTCTCAAGAATGGATTAAACCTGGTCATAGAAACGGGCAAAATACTCACAACGTATCGGCAACAGTTTCAATTAAAGAAGATGAGTGGGAATTAGTTGGTGATTGGATGTGGAATAATAGAGACTTTTATAACGGACTTTCAGTATTACCATACAACGGAGGAACTTACACACAAGCACCTTTTGAAGATTGTACAAAAGAAGACTTTGAAAGATTAGTTAAATCATTAACAGATGTAGATCTTACAAAAGTTATCGAGTTACAAGATAACACTGACCTACGAGGAGAAGCTGCATGTGCTGGAGGAGCTTGTGAAATAGTATAAGACATGAAAGTACAATGGGGAAATGATATAACGCTAACACACCAAGTTTTGTTGGCGTTTTATAATCTTAGAAAGAATAATTAAAATGAACGTAGGAGCATCAAAAGACTGGGTACAACAACAATACGTTAGAGAGTTTGGACCAAAACTTCAACCAACTGAGTTTTATTATGATAGTCAAGGTAGAATGGTTATGACAGAAGAATATCACAAAAGACGAGGTAGATGTTGTGGTAACGGATGTTTACATTGCCCATATGAACCAAGACATGAAAGAGGAAATACAAATCTACAAAAAAATCACTGAGAAATCGGTGATTTTTTTTTTACTTATATTTATAATATATTAGTTAATTATGAAAAAAAAAATTATAAGTGAAATAATACTTAAAAAAGTTATTAAAAATGTTCTTTTAGAAGAAACAACTTGGGAAGATATAGCAAAATTAGGTTCTGAAGCGGCTAAAAAACTGGCAGATGACTTAAAAAAAAGTAGTAAATCAACAAATGATAATAAAAAAAGTACTAACACAACACCAATCGACACAACACCAATCGACACAAAAAAAAGTACATATAATAAAAAAACCAATACCATAAATAAAAACTTACCAGAATATACAGTAACAGCATCCAAACCAACAGTAAAAGGGGGATCATACATAATTGATATGAAAAACCCTAATTCAAAAGATATTACCGTAATATGGGGAGGAATGCCAAGTTCGGCTTATGGTGCAAAGTTTATGAGAGAAAAAGGTAACACATATTTAAAAAATAAAAATGTCATTTATAGTAACTACGAAAATTCATTACAAACATTAAAAAATATTTTAAAAAACAACGGGATCAAAGATTTTAGAATAAAATCAGTTAGTGGTTATTCAAGAGGAGGTATT